AGAGGAACTATTAACAATAGTTCGCGAAACTGATCTTGACTCCCTGGCAACCCAATATGCACGGGTTGTTTGCCCTCATTGTGGTTGTATTGTCGATAAGAAGTTCAAACATGAGTTGAATATAAACGGTAGATGGTTGGTCGATGGTCAGAAAATAAATAATAACGACGAAGTTACTGGAAAGTCACAAACATCGAGTATTGCAGGCTACTGGCTAGGTGGTGTAGCAGCTGCATACCAGGGCTGGAAGTCGCTATTGATGCGATATATGCAGGGTTTGCGTGAATATGCATTAAATGGGTCCGAGTTGACACTTAAAACAACTGTCAATACCGACCAGGGTATGCCGTATTTGTCGATGCTACTGCAAGAGGCAGCGCTGAACGCCAAGAACCCTATTGACCGAGTTGAAACATTGGAGCGATATGTCGTACCTGAACAAACCCGATTTCTCACTGCAGCAGTTGACGTACAGGGTGGTAGTAACGCTCGCTTTATTGTGCAAGTACACGCTCAAGGCACCCACTTTGAGAACTGGTTGGTCGATAGGTACGAAATCACACTCTCGAAGCGTGAAGGGATGGGCGCTCAGTACGCGCCCATAGACCCAGCAAGCTACTCAGAGGACTGGGACCAACTTACAGAGAAGGTATTGCGTAGCACGTACCGTACACCTATAGAGGGTATGGAATTACGCATCAAAATGGTCGCAGTTGACTCTGGCGGTGAGGATGGCGTGACCGACAAAGCATATGCATGGTACCGCCGCTTGCGCCAGGAAGGGTTGCATAAGCGAGTGATGCTGGTCAAAGGTGCCAGCACCAAGACTGCGCCGATCATCAAAGAGTCCTGGGTGGGTAACCGCAACGGGAAAGAGAAGGGTGATGTGCCGGTTTACCTGCTCAACCCGAACCAACTCAAGGACGCAGTACACGCGGGCCTGCAGCGCACAACGCCCGGACCTGGGTATTGCCACTTCCCAACGCCGAAAGGCCCGCAGAACCCCAAAGGATGGCTACCACAGAGCTTCTTTGACGAGCTTGGGGCAGAGGTGCGCAACAAGGACGGTACATGGTCACAAATCCGCAAGCGAAATGAGTCGTTTGACTTGGCTTGCTACAACCGGGCAGCGGCCCTGCGCCTGGGTGCCGACAAGATCAAGGATTGGTCAAAGGCACCCAAGTGGGCACTGCCCCTGGCCAGCAACTGCGAGCTTATGGCATCTGAAGACCGTCGAGAAATGAAATCAAACGAACGCATAGAGCCAGTAGCTGTACCGATTGTCAAGCTACGTCAACGCAGAGCCACATCGAGCAGTTATTTACGGTAGCGAAATTTAACCGTTAGCCAGCGCACGGGCAAAACCTGATCATGCGGCATGGCTATTTCTCAAACTGATATTGACGCGCTCAATGTTGCAATTGGCAACTGTGAGAAACAAGTCATTCTTGACGGGCAGAGCATCACGTATCGCTCTATCCCCGATCTGATCCTGGCCCGCAATGATTTGCAAGAGCAGTTGATTCGTGCGAATGCGGCGATCACACAGGTTCGCAAACCAAAGCGTATCGGGCTGTACCACGCTGGTAGGGGGTATTAATCATGGCCAAGCGTAAGCAAGTCGCCCCAAAGGCGCGGTATGACGCTGGTGGCCAAGGTCGCCGCATGGTCGGTTGGCAGACACCTAGCAGTGGCCCCAATGTAGCTGTCCAAAACCTGGCAACTATCCGCAATCGTGCGCGTGATGCGTCACGTAATGACTGGTCTGGTGAGAGTGGCGTTCAGAAGTGGACCACCAGCCTGATCGGTATTGGAATCACGCCGCGTTTCAAGCGGCTAAAAGGCGCTCGCAAGGTTTTCGTCACGGACTTGTGGAATGAGTTCTCTGCACAGTCAGATGCAGATGGTGTGCTAAACATTTATGGTCAGCAAACACTTGGCGTACGTTCATGGTTTGAGGCAGGTGAGGTATTTGCCCGTCGCCGTTACCGTCGCCTGAATGACGGGCTTGCAGTGCCAATGCAGGTGCAGCTGATTGAAGCTGATTTCTGCCCGCTCTTTGATGCGGATAGTTGGCCAGGAATGCCCAAGGGCAACCGAATCCGCTCGGGTATTGAACTCGATATGCTGGGTCGCCGGGTAGCCTACTGGATGTACAGGGAGCATCCTGGGGATAACGTCACAGGCACCAGCGCAGCCTTGCTTGTACGCATCGACGCTGCCGACATCAAGCATATCTACGAGCCGAAGCGCCCGGGTCAACTGCGCGGCGTGCCCGCCATGGCGTCGGTGCTGGCCCGCCTCCGCAGCATTGGTGACTTTGACGATGCGGTACTGGAGCGCCAGAAGTTGTCAAACCTATTTGTGGCATTCATCACGCGCACGATGCCGGGTGCCGACAGCGATGCGAACATCGATCCGCTGACCAACATGCCAATTGAGTGGATGGACGGCGAACCCCTGGCGGGAATGACCCCGGGCCTGACACAAGAGCTTGACCCTGGCCAGGATGTCAAATTTGCGAACCCTCCCGAAGCCGGGACAATGTACAGCGAATACATGCGGACCCAGCACATGGGAACCGCAGCTGCAGCTGGTATTCCTTACGAGCTTTTCTCTGGTGATATCGCGAATGTCAGTGATCGCACGTTGCGTGTGATCATCAATGAGTTTCGTCGCTTCGCAGAGCAGCGCCAATGGCAAGTTGTGATCCCGATGTTCTGCCAGCCAGTGATCGAGTGGTTTGCTGACGCGGCACTGATGGCGGGTCTGATTTCGGAGGCTGAATTGCCCGATGTGAAGCGTGTTGAACACGCGCCACATGGCTGGCAATACATTCACCCAACGCAAGACCCGCAAGGTAAAGCGCTCGAAGTAACAAACGGTTTCCGCAGTCGTTCCAGCATCATTGCTGAGCGTGGCGATGACCCTGAGGCAGTGGACCTTGAGCGTCAGGAAGATTTGAAGCGCGAGAAGGCGCTTGATCTACTGCCGCCGCCCCCGCCAGCGCCAGTTGTGCCTGAGAAGGCCCCAGCGCCAGCACCAGAGAAAAAGAAGGCCCCCAGCGCCCTGGAATTGGCTCAGATCGGCCTTTTGACTGCGCAGACAGAGTTCGCAATGCGCGACCCCGTTACACAGGTCGCGCCGGTCAACAATTTCAACGTGGTGTTACCTACACCAGAGCAGACGATTGTGAATAACCTGCCACCAACGGAAGTTGTGAACAACTTTACTGTGGAGCAACCGGCAGTCAATGTTGCAGCACCAATCGTGAATATGCCCGAGGTGACAAACAACATTGTGAACAACGTGCCACCTGCCGAGGTAAGTGTGTCGTTGAAAGATCGCAAGACTGAGACAACAGTCACTTACGACAGCAAAGGCAATATTGCCTCTACCACTCAACTCGAATCGGATGCGTAAATGACTGCCTTCACCATCAGTACAGGGGTTGTCGAATACTTCGACGCCAAAACGGGCGGCTCTGTTAATGCCACCCTGGATACCTACGCCATTTCCGCTGGTTCGACGCTTCAAGTACGCACAGACACATACGCCTGCGCAAACCACTCGGTGGCCTTTGGCAGCTTGGATACGGTCACGTTCACAGGGCAGGGCGGCACACTCAAGATTGACCCGACCTATACCCGCGTTGTCGCCTACACAGGTGGCTCTGGTAACTCCCCCGCCTACGGCGCAGCTATCAGTCAGGGCGGTGTCAGTGGTGTGTTCCTTGGTGCTTGGACAAACTGGCTCAGTGAACCCATTGTTGCTGGTGCAGCCATCGGTGCCACTGGCTTCATAAAGATCGGTGGTACAACAGGCGGCGAGTGGGCTGCTGGTGCTTTGACAGGCATCACAGCTACTTGCTCTGGCCCATCAGTGCAGTCTTGGATTGAAGTGCGTGGACCTGACGCTGGAACCATCACGGTGCCGCGCATAGGTAAGGTTGAGACTGTTGAGGCTTGGTTTGAGCTTGGAACGACCACAGGGGTCAGAGGCCAAATCATCCCTTGCCCTACCTGCGCCACAGTAGCAAGCACATTCCCCGGTGTGTGGATCGAGACTGCTGCTGGCTCTGGTGTCTATGACAAGTATGCCTCTGTAGGCACTGTTGTTGCACTGGCTACACACCGCACAGATGCCAGCATGAAGGTCATCACCCAGACCACTGGTGGTATCCGAATCGGTAATGATGGCACCAACGGTGTGTTCTTTCTGCCACCCACAGGCTGCAAGGTACGCATCCCCGCCATCATCCTGACCAACTGCACGCGCAATGCAACTACAGGTTCTGGTCCACGGGTATTACCCAACGCAACCCTTGCCACACGGCAGGAACTGGTGACTACCGGCGCTGGCTACTTTGATATGCGCGGGTGCGTGATCCAGTGGTACATGAACTTGCTGCAAGCGTTCTATGTCAAGTACAAGTCCTGCGCAATCTCCGACTCTATGGTGCTGTCTGAGATTGCATCGCCACTTGATGTGGATGATTGCATTGTTGGACCAACCGCAGCACAGAGCAACTATGCCCTGAAGGTCAGCTCCTGCTTTGCTGGTGGAACCATTCAGAACAGTGTGTTCAACCGCTTTGCAATGGCGGCATCTGGTAACTATGTTGCCAGCTTGAACTACATCACGAACGTGACGTTCAGCGGGAACATCTTGCGGTCTGGAACCCTTCGCGCCAACGGAACTACCGGAGCTATTGCCAGCGTACAAGCGGTGGGCTGTACGTTTACCAATATGACATTTATAGGTGGTCGCGCCCTGCTCACAGGCGCACAGCGTTGCACATTCAACAACCTGACCTACTACAACCACACGATCACCACAACCACAACATCGACCAATCCAATATATGCGTTGGACTTCGTTACTGGTTGTTCTGGAAATGTTGTTAACGGGTTCGCTCTACCGTTGCCAAACAACGGCCCCTATAACGGCTTGGTATCTGTTAATGCTTGCTACAACACGCTTGTCAAAAACATTGGCACAAGCTACACAGCGCCACTGGTGATGACTGCAACGGTCACTGGTGTGATTCTGAACGGTGCAGGCAATAACGATGGCATCACCATGAAGCGGTGCTATGTGAGCAACACACGAACAGGTCCGTATGCTTTCGTAAACTCCGATAACAACGTACTGATTGAGAACGTATCGGGCGATACCGCCGACACATCTGTATTTGCTGCTTTGAATGGTGTCATAAAAAACGCCATGCTTACAGGCGCTACAACGGGACAAGTCTCGGTATATGGGTCACACTGGATGACTCGGTTCACATCTACCACGGCAGGTTTTGCCGAGGTTCTTTGTAACGAGCCGACAAGCTCCAGCGCCGCGCAGTGTTCCGCTACTGGCGGTACTCCGCAGTTCAACTCAAGCGGCTCCCTGCTTCTCACCAAGGTAGGCGATCAGGTCACTTGGGAAATGCCTTACTTCGCAGTGGGTTACACCGCTTTCACCAACGGTGCGCCCACGATCACTGGCACCAACGTAACTTTTGGAACCCGCTGGGGCAACCACGACATCGAGTTTCAGGTGGACACCGGCGCGGGCTACGGCGGCACATGGCTGAACCTCACCGCTGCCAACCTGATCGCACAGACGTTCAACAGCACCACGGGCTTCAAGCTCAAGATTCGCGCAACCTGCGCCATCGCAGCGGCGACCAACGTGCTGACCAACTTGCGCGTGGCCTTGACCACTACTCAGACAGATCGGGACACGAAACTGTATCCGCTGCAAACCGGTACGGTTCAAGTCATCGGGCTGGTCACCGGCTCACAGGTCAAGGCTGAACAAGTTGCTGATGGCACAGTGCTATTCAATGGCGCAGAGTCATCTGGCGTTATCAGCTTCGTGACTGATTACGCGTCTGCTATCAAGATCACGGCCCGCAAAGGCACGGGAACACCAACCTACTCGGAGTGGGTGACACAACTTACTCCAGTAGCCAACGCAACCACCAGCGCAACTGCATTGCAGGCGCGAGACGATCAATAGGAGTCAATCATGGCAGCAATCGGCGCATCAGAATTCAGTATCAACGCGGGTGGTGACATCCGAACAGAGACT